ATGGCTCATCGTATTTTTCTCAGCCATAAGCACGAGGACAAGCCGGTGGTTGAACCGATCGCGCTTCGACTAAGGGAAATTTTTGGTGAGGACGCTGTCTTCTACGACGCGTGGTCGATCCAACCAGGCGACGGAATTATTCAGAAAATGGACGAGGGCCTAACAGCGCCCGAGTTTGTGTTCTTCTTTGTGTCGCCATTAGCACTACAGAGCGGCTTGGTGAAGGTCGAGTGGCAGAACGCGCTCCTAAAGGCAAGCAAAGGGGGAACACGGCTTATTCCCGTACGCATTGCAAATGTTGCCATGCCAGAGGTTCTGAAACAGAACGTATATATTGATCTTTATTCAGTTGGACTTGAGGTTGGCTTAAACCAGATAGTGAATGTGGTGCAGGGAAATAGTTCTTTTACTCCCTCACATGAAGGTTTCACCAACTTGACGTGGAAGATCGTCGCCGCAAACGATCGCGAAATCACGCTGCACATCGAAGCTTCGCATTTGATGGAGCCTAATCCGAACTTCGTTATTCTTTTGGCCAATGCAGAGGATGAGGTAAAGATCGAACTCAACAATGGCCAGCCGATGCTAAGCGGCTTCTATGAGAAGCCATTCTCAACGACGAATGCTAATGGCTTTACGATAGCTCCAATGGGTGGTGCGATCACGCCTGAACGACCGATGGTTGTCAAACTAAGCGCACTGAAAGACCGGACAATTCAAATTGCGGGTTTGGTCCATGGTTGGTCTGAGCCATTCCGGGATGTCCCACGCCGTTCGTAAACATATGCAAATATATCAAGTGGCCGATCGAGTTGTTTTCAACACAAGCTTGCGCGCCAGCTTTGTCATAGCGTCGTGTGCTAACCGCTGCTGTTCTGCTTCGCGACTATAAAGCTCGGCGTGCTGGATATCGTCGTGCCCCAACGTCTCCATCAACTGACGCGTGGTCGAGCCGGATTCGGCCAGCAATTTGCCGAGCGTCTTTCGGAGCCCATGCAGGCTGCAGCCCTTTTGCATGCCGGCGAGGTTGGTCCAATGCGACATCATGCCGGTTAGCGACTTCTCGGAAAAGGGATTCCCATAGCCGTTAATCAGGACAAATTCTTTGCTCTTATCGAGCGGCTCAAGGATTTCGAGCATCATGGGGGTAAGGGGTAGGATCAGCGTCTTGTCGCCTTTTTTGGTAGTGATGGTCGCGGTGCGGTTCTTAAAATCGATGTCGTTCCATTTGATCTTGGCTAAATCAGAGCGGCGATTGCCCAGCCAAAGCGCGAGCCCATATGCGGTTCGCGCCGCGGAACCGAGCGGCCATCTGGCTTCGAACGCGGCACGCTCTTCCTCCGTCCAAGCACGCCAGCCTTTATACTCCGGTCGGTACGAGAGCTTGTAGGTAGGGTCGCTATCTATCCATTCCTCATCGAGCGCGACGTAAATCATCTTGCGAACCGCGACTAGCAGATGTTTGGCTTTGTGGGGCGTTTCGTGAAATCTAGCGAGTAGCTCTTTGACGTGGCGGCGTTTCAGATCCCGTACCAGCATATCGCCCCATTTAGCCGTGCCAGTTTCCACAAGCAGCAGCTCAAGAAATTCTTCGGCGAGCCGTCTGTTCTTATCTTTCGTGGCCGGATCGTGCTTGAGCCAGTCGGGAGTGCGTTGCACTTTTCGCCATGCATCGCGAAATGAACCCTGGGCAACCGCGCCCGGCATGCCAATGACTTTGGCGGTGGTCGGTTTTCGCCCTTCAATCGCAGCTTTGTAATGCTGTTCAAATTGGGGATCGCCCGGCTGACCGGGCAATGAGATCGTCTTTCCAGAACGACGAAACCGCCACCGCGTGGTGCCGTGGCGGTCTTTGAAGGATGATGCAAAAGGATAGTCGGGATGCGTCGCCATAAGGCACTCTACTTCTAGGGGTGCCGGCCTGACAATATCTCGTCAATCATGTTGACGCCTTCGTCCGGCAGTTCCGTGAATGCCGCGTCCAAGGCAATGCGATCCCAAACCACGCGGCCATCAATTTTCTTTGCCTTCGGCATGCGACGGTCGGCGACGAGCTGGTCAAATTTTGTGGTGCTGACGCCAATGTATCTTGCCGATGCTTCTCGGCTTAATCCACGCGGCGGGTAAGCTATACCGTCAGTTCGCTCCGCTTTCATTCGTCGTCCTATGCGATAATTCTAGCAGCGCGCGGCTGTCTCATGTTGCGGTTCAAGTTTCGGGAAAGGCGAGAGCGGGCAAGGGGTGACGCCCGCTCCGCCGCTATCAGCCGCCGGCCATTTCCGGCTTGCCGGTGAATTTCGGCAGGTCCAGCGCGGCGGCGGTGTCGTGGAGGGCGAAGTTGACGGCCTTGGTGATGTGGATATCCGGGCGATAGAGCATGAATATCCACGAAAGAACGCCATCGCGCAGGCGGTAGCGCAGGCGGACCGGCACGCGGATGCTTTCGCCATCAAAGAACGGCGCGATACTCAGAATGAAGATGCCCGGCACCGTGATAGGCTGGCCGGCGGCGTTCTTATGGTCTTCTTCGAATACGATCTGGCTCTCGCCGGATTGCAGCTTGACGGCATTCTTGACGCGGGTTTCCGCATTGACTTGCAGGCCGCGCGAAAGCTCGATCAGCTCGTTAGGATAGGCAACCTTGGTGTTGAACATGCCGCCGAAGTCCTTGGCCTCGTCCGCGTCGGGCGACGACAGCTCGGCAATATGGTCTTCGATAAACTCGGCAAACTCGCCCTGGGTCATGGGCTTACTGTCCTTGGAAACCCAAGCCTTCCATTCCTCGGAGAGCGGGAAAGCGTAGTGGATACGGTGCCTGCCGTTGTCCGGGTCTGCGCCGTGATAGTCGATGACTGCAGTAAAGCTCGGCTTCTGCCAATCGGTGATGGCAAAGATAGCGCTGTTTGCCGTCTTGTGGCGCTCGACCAGAGCGATGAACGAATCGAGCGTCTCGACGCTCGCCGTGCCGGTCTTGCGTTCGGGACGGTCGCGCCATGGGGCGAATACGTTTGACAGCTCTATGACGCGCCCACTTGACGGGTCTAGCAGCGCCGGAACGCTTGACGGGATACCCTTAGCATTTGCCGGCGCGGCCACGGTGATGATGCGGGCATTCGCTTCCGTCGCAAGCTTGGCGATTTCGGCCACGGCGGCTTTTGAAGATTGATCCATTGTAGTTCCTCTATTGGTGCGCGGTTGCGAGGTTGAAAAAGCGGGAGGGGTTATTGCTGCGCGCTGCTGACTTCGCGCGGCGTGAACATGTCGTGTTGGCGGGGATGCTCGGCGGAAAGCGCGCCGTCCTCGACAACCCAAAAGACCGAGTTCTTTCGGGGCAGCTTCGGCGTCTTGGATTCCATGTCGGCTGAAATCGCGACCATGCCGTCCTTGACGGACAGGCCAAGTTTCAGGGTCACGGACCCCTTGAACGTCGCCATGGGATTGTCTTCCGACATGGCTGACAGCTTTTCGAGCGTGGTGCCGATCTCTGCCGAAAAGGCCGGGTTGAGTTGGCCGTTTTCCAGCATGCCGATGATCATTGAGGCATCGCGTATCTTCTTCATGCGCGGTTTCCTTTGGTCGGTTAGTGCGAAAGCGTGAGTGCCAGCACGGCGAAGGCCATGGCAGCGGTGATGAGACCAATTGCAGCGCAGAGCGCGCGCACTTCCATAGCGAGCCGGGGCAGGCTCACGGGCGTCTCTGTCATTGGGGAAATGCGGAACATGATGTGATCTCCGTTCATCCGTTCGGGAAACCGGCCCGAAGGCCGGAAACCGGAGCGGATGGGGGATCACTCGGCGATATCGCCGAGCGCTTGGTTAGCGTTATCCCTTTGCGAAACGGCTTCGTCCGAGGCGTCGATTGCGACAATGGAGGTCCCGATCTTCTCCACGCTGAGGGATTGTTCGGTGTACGCACCGCTAACCCGGTCAAACATTTCTGATTGGGTTTCTTCGCGAAGGTCGCCAGCCTTCACCATTGAGTCCGCTTGATCTTGCGTCATCCACCCGTAGAGGCGGCCTTCTTCAATGGCATCGGCGATTTCTCGAATTAGATCGGCAGTTGATTCTGCATCTTCAAGGCCGCAGCTAAACGTCTCTTCGTGGCCCTCGTGGTGTCGAACCTCGTTTTCGCCATCTTTGATGATGCCGTTCAGGTCGATAGACAGCGAAATAGTCATGAGGTCTTGTATGTGGGGCATTGCGCTTCCTTTCATCCGTTCGGGAAACCGGCCCGAAGGCCGGAAACCGGAGCGGATGCCAAATCAGGCGGCGCGTGCGGTTTCTGCTGCGCGCAGCATTTCCGCCGCCTCGGTGGCGTGCTTCGCGATTTCGTCCTTAGTGAAACCTTCGGCCCGTAACTCGGCCTCAGTCATGCCGACGCCGCGTTCGCGTGCCAGATCGGCCATCTCTCTCGGAATATTGCGCATGTTTTCTCCATCGTTGCGTTGAGCCGGGCGCAGGCAGTTCGCAAGAAAGCACGAGTTTGCCCGGTCGAATGCCGAGCCTGCGTACGCAAGGCTCGGATGCGCTAAAATTCGCGATAATCGCAAAATAAGTCAAGACAAAAAATGGAGATAATCGCGATTATAAGTCAGACAGCGCAAAGTTCAGCGCGCGAGATCGCGTTTTCCGCATGGAATGGCAGATCAAAAACGACTCGACACTGCCACCAGAAGGTGCTTTCTTGACGTGAACGAACAAAGAACAAACAGGAGAGAAAATGAAGAGGCCGCCGGTAGATCACCCCGATGCAATGAGGTTGATTATCGAGTTGTCCAGCCTTTATGTGGCTTGCGACGACTGCGGCCATTCCCGAAATCTTGGGGTGGAAAGCCTACGAAAGGCTGTCGATTTAGGCGTCCATAACTACATGCAACTGTGCCGGAAAATCAGGTGCAGCGAGTGCCCAAAGGGCCTTCCGGCCTTTCGAAATCTCACTATTCGACCCACTTGGCGATGCGATGAGCCGCGTTATAGCATCGCGTGAAATACAACCTTATGGATGCTAAAAACCTTATCCATGGGGAATTCAAGCTCATGTCCTTCGCCATCGGCGGGATTGTACTGGTACAGTCTGAGGACTTGAGAGTTCTGGCTTTCGTATCGCTTAATGTAGCTGAAGACCTCGCCGCTCTCATCGTCGCCGAGTATCTGCACAATAACGTCGTCGCCTTTGCGATAGCGAGCATTGGGGTTTACCCACGCCGTTTCGCCATGAAAGAACCTCGGCTCTCCGGAGGTGCCTTGTACTTGGACTGCGTAAGCTCCCTCGACTCCTTCGAGGCCGGGCGGGCAGAAGACCCGCGCTATGTCTTGCCCGTTCATTATGAAGCGGCCGTTTGCGCCTGCGGAAATCTGGCCGCGCAAAGGAATTGATGTGTCTCCGGGAAATGCCTGCCACTTAGGCGGGAAGCTAGCATTTGGTGATGGGCGAGATTGCGCCGGCATCGCCGTTGAATGATCTTGCTGGTCGGAAATCCAGCTAGCCATTTCCTCGTAGCCCGGCGGCAATTCATTGAAGAATTTGGCGATCCCGTGGAGTTCTTCCAAGGCGATCCTGCGAGGCTCTTTTCCGGCCTCCAAGTTCTTCATGCGCGTGATTTGCGTCGGGCTGACACCCAGGGTGCGCGCGAGCGCACTTGCAGTGCCGTGGGGCGCGGCATCCAACTTGTTGGTCAACCAGCGTTTGATTTCGTGTTGCGGGTCTAGCATCATTTGACTTTCGCGTAATCCGCAAAAAAATCCATCGCGAAAAACGCTATAGTGCGGTTGACAAAAAGTAGCGATAATCGCAAAGATCGCGATATGAGCGAAAAACACCTAGATCCGGCAAAGTCTGTCATTGCCAAAATTGGGATTGGCGAAGTGTCTGCCATCACTGGCAAGCACATTTCGCGTGTTTACCGCTGGATGTATCCAAGGCATCGCGGCGGCACGGGTGGAATTATTCCGCAGGCTGATGCGTTTCGTTTGCTCGCCCATGCAAGGGCAACCGGCCTCGATCTCAAGCCGGATGACTTCTTTTCGTTTACGGAGGCCGCAGAATGACCGGCCTCGCTCATCTTTTGCGCGGCCAATCCTCCCGGCCTGCTGCACCCCGCGCCGTGGCGCTTTCTTGTCTGCCGCCCGGCGCGGGGATTTCTCGTTTTGCATGTGGGCCTCCGTAGCTTCGTAACGCCCTGAATTTCTCATCTTCGATCATTTCCCACCACGGGAAAAACACCGGGAATTTCCCGGTGCGGGAAAGGTTTTGTCTCATGAATCAAACTGCATGGTTCCACCGCATCAAGGCGGCACAGCGCGATCTCATCCGACTTGTCGGCGGCATCGAGCGGGCTGCGGAAATCTCTTCGATCTCGAAAAGCCATATCGGGCGCATGAACAATGCGACGGACCCGGAAATGATGCCGCTGCACGCTGTCTACGCCCTGGAATCCGATTGCGGCGTGCAGGTCGTCACTTCGGCGATGGCGGAGCTGCACGGCAAGCGGTTGGTCGAGCCGGAAAGCGAGCGCGGGGCCGATCACTGCCTTATCGCCGCCTATTCCGACATGGTGCGCAAGGCCGGCGACCTGATTTCGGGTGGGGCGGTTGCGATTGCCGATCTTATGGTGACGCCAGCGGAAGCGACCAAAATGGACCGGGACGCGGCGGAACTCGAAATCGGGATTGCGGCGCTGCGTAAGGCGCTCGCCAACGTGAAAGCACGCGGCGGGCAGAGGGTCGGCCTCCATGCGGTCGGAGGCGGACAATGAAGCCTCAAACCGATCACGCCATTGATGAGTTGATGTCCCGCCCCTTGTCCGAACGTGCAAGGGGTTTTCTGCGTGAGGTGCAGTTTGCCGGCGGGCGCGTCGAAATCGTAACCGGTCTTGGCCGTCGCCAGCTCGCGCTGGAGTGCCGCCGCTGCGGCTATCTTCACATCTGCGCGGATGAGCGCACTGCCAAGCTGACCGGCCTCGGACAAGCCTACCTCGATCGATTGATGAGGGCCAACTGATGCCGGTCTATCAATCCGTCAAACTCCCCAAGCCCGGTCCGAACGCACTCGCACTCATCACGACAGCGGTTAGCGAAGGCGTCGTGAAGGCAACAGAGCCAAGGCATGTGACGGCGGCAAACAACGCCGTTGGCAACGGCTATCTGACGCGCGACAAGAAGGACGCGAAAACCTACTATCCGACTGACCGCGCCCGCGAAGTGCTGGCGATGCTGCAAGGCATAGCGGAACCGGGCGACTTGCCCATTTCTGCGGATATCCCTCAAAATTTGCCGGATATCCTGCCTTCGGCCGACGCCTCCGGGCTGGTCGCAACCGTCGAGCGGGCGCGGGCGCTTCTGGACGAGGGCGATATCGTCAACGCTCGCATCGTCGCCTCGGTTGCCTATGCCACGGCCAAGACGGCGGCGCAATTCGCCGAACAGATCGGCGCGACGGAAAAGCTGATCGCCAAGGCGCGGCGGATGCAGGCCGACGCGCTGCTGATCGAAGCCCGCGCGAAAATCCTGATCGCGGACAAGTGGGATGAGGCGCAGGCTTCGGGTAAGGCGTCAAAAGGCGGTCGGCCCAAAACCGTTTCCGATGGAAACAGTTTTACGTCGGAGGAAACTGGCCTTTCCCGCAAGGAAATCCACGAAGCGCGCAAGCTGGCAGCGGCGGAACATCGCGAGCCGGGCATAGTCGAGCGGGCGATTCAGGCTCGGCTTTCTGCCGGGCTTGGTCCGACGCGCGCCAATCTTCGGGCGGCGGTGGGAACGGCGAGTGCCACGAAAGAGGCTCGTGGACAGAACCTCTATGAAACTCCGTCGGAAGCGATGCATACGCTTCTCGCCCTCGAAACCTTTTCCGCCACGGTTCTTGAGCCCGCCTGCGGTCGCGCGGCGATTGCCCGGATGCTTGAACGGGCCGGCTACGGTGTCGTTCTCGCTGATCTTGTCGATTACGGCACGGCGGACCAACATGGCGAATTGCAGGCGGTGCAAGACTTCCTGACCTCGCAGCCGGCGGATGATGGTTCTTACGATATCGTGACGAATCCGCCCTATGGCGAGGTTCTAAACGGATTCGTCGCCCATGCGCTGCGTGTCTTCCGCCCGCGCAAGATGGCCTTGTTGCTCAATCTCAACTTCCTTTGCGGCTTCGCGGACGATGACCGCAATTTCGTCATGGATGATTGCCCGCCGGCCCGCGTCCACGTTTTCGCGCGGCGACTTCCGATGATGCACCGCGACGGATGGGACGGCGAGAAAGCCAGCAGCCGCATGAATACCGCGTGGTTCGTTTGGGAGCTGCGAGACGACGGCACCTATGGCGACAGTACCACCATTCGCCGGGTGGACTGGAAAGACTACATGCCCGCAGAAACCGCGCCTGTGGTGGAAAGCGAGGCTGCATGACGACGCCCGCCCAAGCCGCACGCGAACGCGAGAAAGCACGCGTTTCCAGATTGACCGGTATCGCGGACCTTTGCCAAGGCGACCGATGGTCCATCGACACTGATGGCGGGATGACGCGCATCGTTGTACGGCGCACGACAGGCGAGCAAGCTGTTCTCTGCACGATGCACGCCGATGCTCTTCCCGAAGATATCGAGCTTATCAGCGGCGCACTTGAAAACGTGGTGCTGTTTTTAGAGCTTCGTCGCCGTGCAGTCGTCGCGTTGCGGCAAAGCCAGCCTCAAAGGGAAGTACCGCGCCAGTTGCGCGACGGCGATTTCGCGGCGAATGCGGCCATGCTCTGCGCCGAAAAGCCGTTTCATCGCTTTCTTGAACGTCGGGACAGCAGCCGGGCAATCCACAACAAAGACCATGCCGATACCGTGCTGAAAAAGCTGCTCGGCATTTCCAGCAAAACACAGATCAACACCGAAGCGCGTGCGCAGATGGCCTTTCTGGACCTGCGCGCGGATTTCGAGGTGTGGAAACAGGGCAGAGGCCAATGAGCGAGCGCGATTTTCCAGAAGAGTCCATTTCCTACGGCGACAAGTCCACCAAGGCGATGAAGATCGTGTGCGCTTGCTGCAACGCGGTCGCCTACTTCCCCTTTCAGACAGGGGCAAACCGAAAGCCGCCGGTCGCGGCAATTCAGCATTTCCAGAACAAGGGATGGGTGGTCGGCAACGGCCCGCGCAAGGATTTTTGCCCGCTCCACGCCAGCCCAGCCAAACGTAAAGGATCGACAGTCATGGCTAACATTCCCGCTTCGTCCAGCGCCGAAAAGCCGCGTGAAATGACGCGCGAGGATCGCCGGATCGTTCATGACAAGCTGGATGAAGTCTATGGCAGGGACGCCTACAAAGCGCCCTGGACTGATGCCGCCGTGGCCAAGGATTTGGGCGTGCCGCGCGATTGGGTTGCGCAGACGCGTGAAGATTTCTTCGGGCCGGCGGCGTCCAATCCGCTGTTCGATGAAATGCTTGCCGGCATGGCGCAAATCGAGGCTGCTTTCAAAAGCTATGCGGAACTCTGCGCGGATGCGGCAAAGGCCGCTGATGCGCAAAAGCTCGCCCACGCCGATCTAAGCAAGCAGATGGACGCCTATCGCGCTCTGGCACGCAAGGTTGAGCGTGAGGTGGGGCGATGAACGCGCTTCTCCCTATCGTTGAAGAGCTTGCCGATTGCGAGACGGATGCGCAGCGCGCGGACTGGCTTTTGCGCGTCCCGGCTGGCGTCATCTGCCGCGATAGCAGTGCCATCCGCCGAATCCTCATGGAAGCCCGCTTCACGCTCGGCGTGCAGGCGTTCGACTTGGAATTTGCGGCCCTCAACGCGACGCGTCTGGCGGACGGCGGATTGCCGCAGACGGTCGTTCTTGGCGTGCAGGCCGTTCGCTCGTTTCTGCGCGAAATCGCGCGGAAAGGCGGTGCACTGTGAGCAGCGAGGCGACTATTCGGCGCGGCGCGCGGAATGCCCGCTATACCGCCGTTCCCAACATCATTTTCGAAGACGACAGGCTTTCCATGGAGGCGCGGTGGCTGCTCGGCTATCTCCTGTCCAAGCCGGACAACTGGATTGTCGTGATCGGTGATATCATCAAAAAAGGAAAATGTGGGCGCGACAAGGCCCGTAAGATGATCGCCGAGCTTGTCGAGTTTGGTTATGCCGAGCGCGAGCAGTCGCGTGAGGACGGCAAGTTCGGCGCGTCCAATATGGTTATCTTTGATGAGCCTCGCACGGCTGCGGAACATGAGGCCACAGGCGAGAGCGGTGAGAGTGTTGCATTTCTACCGCAGACTGAAATGCCGTCGCCGGCAAAACCGTCGCCGGTTTTACCGGCGCCGGCAAAATCGGCACATAGTAATAACTCATCTCTAGCAAATACTGATTATCAGCAAGAGAGAGATGCGCGCGACGAAGGTTCGGAAGAAAAGCCGGAAACCGTCGAGCGTGCTTTCCGTCGCTGGTATGCCAAATGGCCGACGCGGGACAAGGACAGCGAATATGCTGGCCGGAAGGCGTGGCAGAAGCTTTCGCCAGAGCAACGGGCCGAATGCATCGCCAAATCTCCGACCTACATCGAGCGTGCCGAGAAAGCCAAAATCTCGGTTCCATGGGCAGGCGCTTACCTGACCGGGCGCGATTGGGAAAAGCTTGAGGATCCGAAGTCGGACGTTGCGTTGCCTACCGTCCACAAGCCGTATTCGAGGGCATGGCACGCCGGACGTTGTGCCGAGTTGCTGAAACCCGCATCGGCCACGATGCCGGCATTGCCGCCGTTGCTTCGGTCCCTCGTGGCCGAAGGTGGCGAAAGGGCTGATGCCATCCTGCGGGACCGTCGCATCAAGCATGGCTGGCCGAAGGTCAACACCATGGATGAGCGCGTACAGGACCGTAAGGGCGTGACGGTTGCTCCGAACGTCTTTCGCGTCTCCGAAGGTTTCGACAGCGTTGGCCGCACTGGCGAGTTGTGCGCGGCATGGGAGCGGTTCTTTGCCAGAACCGGATTGCCATGGGTGCCAACGCCAGACGGGAACGTCGAACGTTTCTTTTTCCCGCCTGTCTCATCCGAAATCACCGACTTGGACGCGGCGGTTAGTGAGGCGTGGTTTGCATTTGAACGGCTAGTTAACGAGGGAATTTCCAATGATGCATAACGTGAAAACCTACGCCGCCTGCAAGACGGTTGATACTACCCTCTACGATGCATCGAAGTTCGACGCTGTGCTTGATCGTGTCGTGGCGCGTAAACGAATCAAAGCGACGATGCTGTCTGCCGCATCCGAATCGCACCCGTTGTTCGCCAGCAAGGCGGCATGGTTTGCGATCCAAACCCCTGATAATCGTGAGCTGGTCGTGAAAAAACTTTTGGATGACGAAAAAATTGTCACGGCATTTCCGATGGTGCCGGGACCTCGCACCTACAAACGCGGACGAGTTTCTGAGGGCGAGAAGACGCCGTTGCTCGCCGGGTATCTCCTCATCAAAATAGTTCCGTCGCCCGCCGCGTTCGTTGGCTTGCGCCAAGTGAAGGGCGTGGTCGATATCGTTGGCGGGTGCGAAAAGCCGTGGCGTGTCTCACAGGAAGATGTGAGCCGATTCATCGCGTTGACGGATTTGGAATTACGCGCCGCGGCTGATTTGGAGTTCAGCCGGGGCGACCGTGTGCTCTTCGGCTTCGGTCCTTTCAAGGGGATTGAGGGAGTGATTGAGAAGCTCCACGCGACTCGTCTGCATCGCAACGACAGCCCGGCTATGCTGCATGCTGACATCACAGCTTGCGTTCATGGACAATGGCACAATCTCAAGCGTACCCCTCTTGCATTGCTCGAAAAGCTGTGACTAGAAAGGGTCAGGTTGATCTGATGATCTCGGTTAGCGCTTGACCCGCCCGACAAGAACGGGCCGGAAGTGAGGCAAGAGCCTCCGCGTGGGTAAACCAGTCAGACCCTGCTTGAATGGCCTCGTTGGAGGCATCGATTCAAGCCCGGTGCTACTGCATTGCAAAAATCATCATCATGTCGAAGGCGGTCCAGAGTGATCGCCTTTTCTGTTTCCCATAGGTAGGGCCTGTCGATGACCGCGCTATCCATGCAATGGGTTGACCGCAACCTGTCGGAGTACGGCAAGCGTATCGGTGCGCTGAAAGAGCGCTTCCCGAAAGTTCTGCCGCGCATCGTCAATCAGGTCGGCAATCGCGCCAAGACCATTGTTATTCGCGAGCTGACCAAACAAACCGGCCTGCCGCGTGCGACCATCGTCCGAGCAATTGGCAACCCATCGGGGGCGCGGCCCGGTAAGCTCTACTACGACATGACCACGCAAGGCGGGAACATTCGTTTGAAGTTTCTGCGCCCGAAGGAAACCCCGGCTGGCGTCGTGGCCCGACCATTCGGCAAGCCAACGCTCTACCCCGGATCGTTCATGCGGGGTGGCCTATTCCCCGACCGCAAGGACGTTCCACAGTTCAACGGCCATGTCTTCTATCGGTTGAACGGGTCGGGAACGAAGATCACGTTCGCCCGCTCTGGCGTTTACATCCCAAAAGAGATGACCACAGGCGCAACTTCTGCCGCCTTCCATCGGGTCGCGGCTCCACTCCTAAAGGTGCGGGTCGAAGTCGCCTTGAACAAGCTGGTCCCCTGACAGGGGCCACCCCCTCGACCCCTCCGGGCCGGGCACCCCCCACCCCCCCATTCAGGGACCGGTTTCCCGACATCTTCCATGGACGGGCCTGGGGGACTGCGGGATTTCGCCAGTAGCACTTTCGAAAAGCGGTACACGGATACACGTGCAATACACGTGTCAATGCACGGATGGCACACATGGACGAGGAATGGATATCGATCACGGAAGCCGCCGTCCGCCTCACGCAAGCCGGCGACAAAATCGACCGATCGTCACTTTCGCGGTATCTCAAACAGCATTCGGAGGCGCTGCCACTAAAGGCGGACGGCAAATCGAACCTTGTCGATTTTGTCGCTCTCATTGCCCATCGCAGCGAGAATGTCCGCCTTAAGACGCCAGCCGCTTCGCTGCCTGTCATGGGAACCGGGCAGGCATCAGTGCCTCATATGATGGCTTCCCGTTTCAAAGGCACGCAATCCGATGGTGCCGCCCGTAAGTCGCAGGCGGAAGCCGAACTGAAGGAAATGGACCTTGCCGAGCGACGTAGCGAATTGACCATAGTTGCGGAGGTCGATCAGGGCGGACGCGATGCAATCGCCCTGATGCAAAGCGCTTTCGAGCGCGCGATTGAAACGGAAGCTGCTGCCCTGTCCCTGAAATATGGATGGGATGAGCGCATGGCCCGCCTCGCGCTCAAAGGCTTTGCGAGGGAGGGCTTGAGCGTCTTCAACCGCGAAATCCTGAAAAGGCTCGACGGGATGCGGCGGCAAACCGAAGCCGGCGGCGACAATCACTATCACGAGACAGGGCAGGCTTTGCAGTGACCTTTCACGATGTTCGGGCACGGTTTCCAGCGCTGGCAAACGGCGCGGCGATCCTCTTCGGAGGTTTGGCCGCAGCCAGCCGTCCAGCGGAAGACTTGACGATAAGCGAGTTTGCGGATCGTCATCGGAAGGTTTCGCCGGAATCGGGTTCGCCCTGGCCCGGCGATTTTCGCACCGACCGCGTGCCATATCTTCGCGAGCCGCAGGATTGTTTGCACCCAGATCATCCGGCCCGGCGCGTGACGTGCCGATGGGCGGCGCAGCTCGGAAAATCGACCGCAATCGAAAACTGGTTCTGCTTCATCGTGGATCAAGCGCCGGGATCGATGATGATCGTGCTGCCGACCCTCGAAGAGGCGACGAAGTTCAACCGTATCAAGTTGCAGCCGACTATCGAAGCCTCAAAGCGCATCGCTCACAAGGTCTTGCCGGTCAACAGCCGTGATGAGCAGGGCAGCACAACGTCATTCAAGCGCTATGCCGGCGGCTTTTGCCAGATCGTCAACGCAGGCTCTTCCAAGGGCTTGCAGATGGTGTCCATCAAATATCTCGCCATGGACGAGGTGACCGGCTATCCCAAGGACGTTGACGGTCGCGGCAGTCCTCGCGATCAGGCGCGCGCCCGTCAGAAGATGTATGGCGATCTCGCAAAAGAGTGGCAGGGGTCCACGCCGGGCATAGCTGGTGAATGCGCGATCTCGGAAGACTTCGAAAGCGGCGACCAACGTTTCCGCTATATGCCTTGCCCACATTGCGACACCTATCAGCCGATCATGTTCGACATGATGCGGGGGGCTGATAAGGAGCAAGGGCTACCGGTTCACGTTCGATGCATGCGCTGCGACGGTGTGATCCTCGACGGTCACAAGCGGGAGATGGAAGAACGGGCACACTGGATCGCCCGCCGGGTCCAAGAAGGTGAAGAGCTGGTTCCGCTTGAGATTGCGGCTGACGAAATAGGTGATTGGATTTGCGCGCCCTGTGAGGGGCGCTGCCGCGACTGGCAACCGAGCTATCATTTGTGGGCCGCTTATGCGATCCGCGAAAAATGGGCTGATATCTGGCAGCGCTGGCTCGATGCGCAGGGCGACACCACGAAGCTGAAAGCCTTCTATCAGCAGGATTTGGCAGAGCCGTACGATCCCGGCAGCACAACAGTCGAGTGGGAAAAGATCGTCAAGGCGGCGAGGGACGAGATGGTCCCGACTGGTATCGTGCCGTCATGGGCGGCATTGCTTGTCTCCGCTGCCGACGTTCAAGGGTACGGCATCAAGTGGGCCGTGTATGCCATCGGGCCGCGCGACCAATATTGCCTGATCGACCGCGAGATATTCGAAGGATCGCCCGATCAGAGCGATGAACCGTGGATAAAATTGTCCGATGCTTTGAGCCGCACGTATCCAACGCCCGGCGGGCGCGAAAAGGCAATTGACCTTTCGGGGGTTGATTCTGGCTGGTCAACCGACCGGGTCTATCGCTTCTGCGTTGGCCGTCCGAACGTCATTCCTTTGGACGGTCGCGAGCCGGTCGGCCTGCCATGGCTTGGCACTCCGGTCAAAAAGGATGTCAAAGACCACCGAAAGAAGGTCATTGCCAAGGTCTTGCTCTATCCGGTCGGCCTCTATGACGTGAAAACTGCCGTCACGGCGGCGCTTGCCAATCTCGTCCAGGGTGCCAGCGAAACCGGGCAGTGGCCGCGCGGAACGATCCACTTCGCAGGTAATCTCTGCGACGAGGATTTCGCCAAGGAACTTACCGCTGAATGCTTGGTGGACGAGGAAGAGGAAGCCCGGACCAGCCTCAAGCGAAAGTCGAAGCGGCTGGTAAACCCGAAGGCCGGGCGCAAGTGGAAAAAGATCAACGGTCGCATGAACGACTGGTTTGACGTGACCGTCTATTCCTATGCTCTCGGCTGGCATCTCCAGAACAAGCGCAAGCTTACACTCGACCGATGGGCCGACTTGATACGCGAGCTGCATGGCGAACCGGAGCAGGCCAAGGACTTGTTTGACCTGGCTGACCTCAGCCCGTTCAGCAAGCAGCAGCAAAAGCCGGTGCAACCATCTGGAAAACCACGTCAGCGCAAGCGTTGGGGGTCATACTCATGATTGAAAGCAAACCTCGCATGCGTGTGAAGGCAAACTCGGTACGGGTGGAGATGCCCGCGCCGCAGCTCGCTCCATCGCGTAAAATGACGGCGCGATATCTCCGTGGTGATCGCGCCGGCACCCTTAGCATGCGCCGTGCGGTCACGCGCGATGCGAGACTCGATGTCCGCGAAGCGGCAGAACGCGCGTCTGCCCTGGCCTACGATTTCATGCAGAATAGCGGCTGGATATCCGGCGCAATTCAACAGATCGTCACGGATACCATTGGTGAAGAGCTTAAGCTCAACTGCCGCGCGCTGCTGGAATCCTTCGGCTACACCAAAAAGCAGGCATCCGCATGGTGCCGGCACGTCGAACGTGCTTGGCGTCGTTGGGCGTGGAACCCGAAAGAATGCGATCTCGCCGGCAAGGCCACCATCGCAGACATGGCGGAAGCCGCCTTGCTTAACTTTCTGGCGACCGGTGAGGCATTCGGCGTTCTCGATAATCTGTCGCTCGATAAGCAGCGCCGCCTTGGTTTGAAGTCCGGCACAAAGGTATCGTTGATTGCCTCCCACCGCTGTCCCCGAAAAACGGAGGAAAGCGTGGGGCTGGATCAAGGTATCTATCACGATGATGACGGCAGGGCCGTTGGCTACCGTTTCCGTGTGAGAGTGAGCGGCATTGAGCAGGATCGAACTGTTGATGCCTCCGATGTCATCCATGTCACGGATCGCACTGCAAACCTGAATAGCCCGCGTGGCATTTCGGTGATCGCTCCGGCATTGAAGGTCATCGCACAATCGGACCAATTGGCCGATGCGACCTTGGCGACGGCGTTGATGCAGACGATCTTCGCGGCGACGATCAAAAGCCCGGAGCCGAGCGACACGGCGTTTCAGGCTATTCAAACCCTGAGCGATATCGACGCGCCTGCCGGCTACGAAGGAGACTGGTCTGCCTTCATCGGCGGATTGCAGCAAGATTTGCTCGACGTTTGGGACCACCGCATCGGGGCTTTGAAGGAAAAGGGCGTCTCAATGTCCGATTCCGCGCGGATCAATCACCTTGGTCCCGGCGAAGAATTCCAGATGCACACGGCTGCAACGCCGGGATCGCAGTATCTGCCGTTCTTCCAAAATCTCTTGAAGGAAGTCGCCCGTTGCCTTGGCATCACCTATGAGGCGCTGGCGATGGATCACTCCAACGCCTCTTACTCATCTGTGAGAATGGCCGTTGCCAGCATCTGGCCGATTGTCTTGCGTCGGCGCACCCGGATTGTTGCGCCTTTCTTGCAGGGCATATTCGAGCGCTGGCTAGATGAGATGATCTTTCGGAAGATCATCCCTTTCAAGGGCGGATATGAGGCTTTCAGTCGGGACAGGGAAAGCGTCTTTCAGGCGGAATGGAGCGGTCCCGCCGCGCCGTCAGCCGATGACTACAAAGCCGCTATGGCTGCCAAGATCAGGCTCGAAACCGGCTTGTCCACTTATCACGACGAATGCGCGCTCGCCGGCAAGAACGGCGAGGAACAGATCATGCAGCTCGGGCGCGAAAAGAAGATGTTCGAGGACGAGGGTGTTCCGCATCCGTTTGGCCGGTCGCAGGGCGGCGGCGGTCCCCTCGGGGCCGCAGCCGTTGGCAACCGAGACTCCGCAAAGGAGGCTGCCTGATGGCGGACAACGCCGACCCCCTGAAAATTGATTGGTGTGCCCGCGCAGTCAAGTTGCGGCGCGTGGAAGAGGCGTTGCTTTCCGGCGAGATGGTCACGGAAGCGCGCTTCGGTGAAGACATGGCCCGCTATGCCTACGCCTCATTGGCAGAAGTGCAGCGGGCTTTGAATGAGGCCATCCGCAATTGTCAGATTGCGCGAGGCGAGAAACCGGCGCGAACCCGATACGCGATCAGCGGTCGCATGCGCCCCTACTGAGGTCACAAAAATGGCTGCTACTGTTGAAGACGGAAAGCTACGGCTTTCCGGCTATGTCGGCGACTATTACTTTGAGGACGGCTTTACATCGGCTGATGTCGTCTTTGCTCTGTCGCAGATCGAGGCCGACGCGGAGCTTGCCGTCCACATCAATTCCGGTGGCGGCATCGCGACCGAAGGCGCGGCCATTTACGCATTGCTATCGGCGCGGCCCGGTGTGACGAATGTGGTTGTTGAAGGGATTGCGGCATCTGCTGCGTCTCTCATCGCCATGGCAGGCCAGACCGTCACGATGTCGGCGGGCGCGGTGATGATGATCCACGATCCCAGCGGATACACCTTCGGCAATTCCGACGATCATAGCAAAACCATTGAAGCGCTTGAGGCGCTGGCTACGTCGTACGCGCGCGTTTACGCGTCCAAGTCCGGCAAAACCGCCGACGAATGCCGGGACATCATGCGGGCCGAACGATGGCTAACGCCAGACGAAGCCGTCGCCGAAGGCTTTGCGGACGATACAACCGAAAGCAAGGCCAAGGCGGTCGCCGCGTTCGATTACCGGCTGTTCGCGCACGCTCCGAAGAGCCTCGTGGCGCTGTCGAAGGCTAAGAACTGGTCGATGACGACCGGCTCCCCTCCCAAAAGTCAGAATCCCACTTCCACCAAGGAGACAACTATGAACGACAAAGAGCGCGCGGAAAGCCTCGCAACCGAGAATGCCGGCCTGAAAGCGCAGATCGAAAAGTTGACGGCCTCGGCCGACGCAGCCGTGAAAGAGGATCGCGACCGCCGCACCGCGATCATGGCGCTCGATGAAGCCAAGGGACGCGAGGCGCTGGCGGAGCATCTGTTCTCAACCGGCCTTTCTGTCGATGCCGCCAAGGCTACCCTTTCCGTAGCGCCGAAAGCGGCCGATGCGAGCGAGCAGGAATATCAGCCGCCGCGCACCATGAATGCGCAGGGCCTCAATCGCGAGCCGTTGGGCGGCAAACCGCAGGCGAAATCCGGCCTCTCGGCTCGGATCGATGCCCGCGTGCAACGCACAAAGGCATAGCCGGCCCGGCTGACTAGCATCTCATCTGCAACACATCTTCCGTGAAAGGAAAAGAACATGGGCATTCTGCCTGTTATGAAATTCCAGCAGACGCCGGGCATGTCCACGCTGCTGAAAAAAGAAGTCGATACCGAGATTTGCCGTCGCGTCGGCACTTTGCTTGCTGGCGAAGCCGCCGCGCGCTCGCTGAAAATGGGCGAATTCGTCGGCAAGATCGCCGGCACCGAGCAAGCTCCTGCCGGCGCGAATCTCGGCAAGCTGGTGGCATGGAACCCGACCGCGACGGATGGCAGCCAGATCGTCCAGGGTGTTTGCCTGAGGGATTGCGAGGCTGCGGCGGGTGCCGATCTGGTTGGCGGCGTTCTCTACTCTCGCCGGCTCTCCGTTCTCAACCGCGCCGCCATCGTGTGGCCTGCCGATGCGACCGACGCCCAAAAGGCCGCTGCACTCGACGATATCGAAGAGCGCCTTGGGCTGATCGTCCGCGCCTAACCCATCCCCCTAATCGCCGGAATTTCCGTCTCGCGCTCGCGGGGAGGGGTTCCCATGCCTATCAGGATACAAGGATCCAATCCGCCATGCCGGAAATCATTTTGCCCTACTCGAATGTTGACCTCACGACGGAGGTCAACAAGCTGCCGAATACGTTCGGTCTTCTCAATGCGCTTGGCATCGCGCCGGGGGAACCGAAGCGTTCTCGCCTCGTCCGCATCGACTATCGGGAAGGACAGATTGTTGTCCTGTCTCACCAGGAACCGGGCGGTCCCGGCGAGATTACGGATGACGGCGCTCAAAGCGGCATCATCCTGTCCATTCCTCATTTCACCCATTTCGAAAACATCCTTGTTGGCGACATTGACGGCCTGTTGGAGGTTGTGAATGGGCAGATCACGGAGGTTTCGCTTGACGCCGAGCTTGAGCGTAAGCTCATCACCATCCGCAAGAACCACGCGATCACGCGGGAGTTTCTGCGGCTCGGGATGCTGCGCGGCGAAATCAAGGACGGC